TTTTAGGCCCGGTCCCCATAAGTCCGTTCTCGCTCGTTCGAATCGAGCCGTCTCCACGTGTATGATTTTTGTGGTTGTTCAAGTTTTCTGAACCCACATGTTTTTTGAACACTGGGTGGGTCCTGCGATGGAACAATACGGAGTCTACTTCCGTCTTGGGCTGTATCGAGTGGCCTGTCTGTCGTGCGTAGCTCAACGGCAGAGTGGTGGCCTGTTAAGCCACTGGTTCCTGGTTCGAGTCCAGGCGTACGAGCATGACCAATGTATACTGTTTTGGATGTGGTTATCCCATGGATAACTGTCACTGTCTACGACCCCGGAGGGTTTCTGCATGAACGAGGAGTGTCCACACTGTCGGGAAATCTACTGTAAGTGCCATAAAGGTTAGACATGGCTACCTGGACGTGTCAATGTGCCAAGTGTGGTTGTTCCGTTCAAGTACCCTACCCACGGATGATATGTCCGCTGTGTGTGATCGACTGTAGGGATTGATGTGGAAAGACCAAAGTGCTCGATGTGTGGTGGTAGCGGTGTCAAAGAGGTGTTCGACCCGAGACAAGAGAAATGGGTTGAAGTAACATGCGGTTTGTGTCTCGGGACAGGTATGGGATAATTTTCATGGGGGTGTATACTACATGTGTCTTCGTTGTATGAAAACCATTGGTCAGTGCAATTGCTAGCAACCAAGTATTGCGGAACGTGTAATCTGCCCGAAGATCTCTGTGTGTGTCCGTTTCCTAAGAGATAGAAAACGGGGAGTAATCCCCGACTGGATGTAGCTCAATTTGGCAGAGTGCTCGCTTTGGGAGCGAGAAGCTGTGGGTTCGAATCCCGCCTTCCGGACGACACAATCTAAGAAAGAGAGGGCACCATATGGCGCTCCCAGCATCAGTGCCTACCGGTACCGTCACAGGTACGTGGTACACCCCTTCGGGTAGCCTTGCCGTTGGAACCATCGTGTTCCTTCTCATGGAGTCTGTTGAGGTTCCAGACGATCCAGACGGTGTGGTGCTTCCTGTCAAGACGGTCGTGGACGTTACCGCAGGAGTTTTGAATCAGACATTGCCTTCGGGGATCTACGCAGTTTCGATCAGGCTTGCCGAACTTTATCGCGAGTCCAAGATTATCGAAGTGACCACAGGTGTGGCCCTAAATCTTCCGGATGCCATCGGAATGGTAACCCCGTCCGATCCGTTGTACACCCCGGTCCGAACCGTCGATGGTTATGGTCCGGACGCATCGGGAAACATCGACCTCCCCAATGGTGGCGGAGGCGGTGGAGATGTCAGCTCGGTCTTTGGCCGTACCGGTGCGGTTGTGGCTGTCACCAACGACTACACCAAGGCCCAGGTCGGTCTTGGAAACGTGGACAACACATCGGATGCGGGCAAGCCCGTGTCGACCGCGACCCAGACGGCACTGAACGCCAAGGAGAACACAGGCGTAGCCGCCTCTCTGGACGCTTCTCACGTGTCGGCACTCGATCCCCATGTCCAGTACCTCAAGGAGGCCGATGCAGCCCCTGTGGCCACGCTGGGCACCTATGCGAGCCTCACAGGAACACCTACCATCCCGGTAGCCTCGAACTCGGCCCCCACGACCGTGGGTCAGTCCAACACGGCGGGGTCGTCCCCCGACTTCTCCCGTGCGGACCATGCCCACAACGGCATCCCACAGAGTCTGCTCACCACCAAGGGTGATCTGGTCGTGGCGACCTCGTCCAACACCGCTTCTCGGGTTGGCATAGGTTCCAATGACCAGGTTCTCACGGCCGATTCAACCCAGGCTTCGGGTGTCAAATGGGCAACCCCTTCCGGGGGATCTTCTGGTTTGACCGAAGCTGATTTCAATGGGTTCTCGGCATGGAGCGGAGACCCCCTGTACTGGATGACCCGATCCAGTGTCGGTAACGGAGACGCTTCGATTATCCGTTTGCCGATCCCGGCAGGAAAGGCCATCAACAAGTTGTGGGTGGCTGTTTCCACGGCTGGGTCTTATTCTGCCAATGGTGTGCCAAACCAGATGGGTATCTGGGACGATTCGGGTACGTTGCTTTCGCTGACCCCGGACGATCCCACTTTGTATACCTCGAATGGATGGCGCTCCGGAACCCTGACCAGTCCGGTAGCCGCTTCCGGGTCTGCCCGATTCGTTTATGTCGGGTTCATCCTTGGTGGAATGTCCGGAGTCCAGTTGTTCTACCCATCTTCTGCCAGTCTTGTTGGTTCCACAGCCGAAGGGAACGTCCTGAACGGCGGAAACGAAACCAACAGGCGTGGCGTTTACCTCACGTCGCAGACCGCACTGCCTGGTTCGTTCACTCCATCGAGTGTCGGAACGGTAACGGCGTATATCCCGCTGGTCGCGACTTCAGCATAACAAAACCATAGGAGAGCAGATGCTTGAAGACCTGCTCCCCGCACCGAGTCATATCGTGGGTCCCACCTGGCAGCGTGTTGTGTCGGGTGGGTTCCACCTCCCCGAAAAGACCTTGGGAGATGCGGTTGTCAACTGGATGTGGAAATATGTTGTCCAGCCTACCGGACCTCGGGCGGGGGAGAGCTTTCTCGTAACCGACGAACAATACAGATTCCTTTTGTGGTGGTACGCGGTAGATCCGTATTCCGGACGCTTCGTCTACCGAAACGGATTGCTCAGGCGTCTGAAGGGTTGGGGCAAAGACCCCCTAGCGGCTGCTATGTCGCTGGCCGAACTGTGCGGACCTGTTCAATTCAGTCACTGGGATGAGAACAATAATCCGGTGGGTAAGCCCAAGGCCTCCGCATGGATCCAGATTGCGGCGGTGTCCCAGGACCAGACTCGAAACACGTTTACGCTGTTCCCAGTGATGGCATCCAAGAAACTCCGTGAAGATTTCGGTGTGGACATCCACAAGACGATTATCTATTCACGTAATGGTGGTATGATCGAGGCGGTAACCTCGTCCCCGCTTGCCATGGAAGGTAAACGACCCACCTTTGTCATCAAGAATGAGACTCAATGGTGGATCGAGGCTAACTCAGGACACGAGATGGCCAACGTCATTTCGGGTAACGTCGTCAAGGGTGCCTACGGCGGTTGTAGGTCGTTGTCGATCTGTAACGCGCATCGTCCGGGAGAGGAATCCGATGCAGAACGGGATTGGGATGCTTACCAGGCTGTCCTAGCCGGTGAAGCGGTTGATACCGGTTTCTTGTACGATGCTTTGGAAGCCCCGGCAGACACTCCGGTCGGAGAACTAGCCGAACTCATCGAAGACGAGGCAGCCTACAACAACGCCCTGGACAGGCTTCGAGCCGGTCTGGAAGTATGCAAGGGCGATGCGGACTGGCTGGACACGGACACGATCGTAGATTCGATCCTGGACGTGAAGAACGATGTCACCGAATCACGACGAAAGTTCTTGAACCAGATCAATGCAGCCGAAGACGCCTGGATCTCTCCACGTGAGTGGGATCGGTGCCACGTTCCGAAGATTCGTCCGTTGGAACCACGGGATCGAATCACCCTAGGTTTCGATGGATCCAAGTCCCAGGACTGGACAGCCCTTGTGGCGTGTCGTATCGATGACGCGGCTATCTTCCCCATCAAGGTATGGAACCCAGAGAAGTATGGGGGAGAAGTACCACGAGAAGACGTGAACAACGTGGTTGCGCATACGTTCTCATTTTATGATGTGGTCGCCTTCAGGTCGGACGTTCGAGAATTCGAGGCCTATGTCGACCAATGGGGTGCAACCTATGGTAAGAAGCTGAAAATCAGGGCCACCCCCAAACACCCGGTTGGATACGACATGAGGTCCAACATCAAGGGATTCACGATGGACTGTGAACGTTTCCAAGACGCTGTTGCCGAACAAGAGTTGATCCACGCGGGTTCACACGTTTTGAGGCGACACATCCTGAACGCGGTCCGAAGGCCCAACAACTTTGGAATTTCCATCAGCAAGGCAACCAAAGACAGCTCCCGGAAGATCGATGCGGCTGTTTGCGCAGTGCTCGCTTTTGGTGCCCGACAAGAGTATCTCATGAGCAAGCACGGTAGCCAAGGGAAGGGAGCGGTGGTCTTCAGATGACGACCCAATACGACGCCAAGATCCAGGATCTCAGCAACAAGATGAGCGCCAACAAGGGTTCGTTGAAGACAAACCAGGCTTACTACGAGGCTTCCTACCGCCTGAAGTCCCTAGGTTTGTCGACACCCCCAGAGATGCGCCATCTCACAGCGGCCATTGGTTGGCCCAGGATGTATGTGGATTCGCTCGAAGAGCGGTTGGACATAGACGATTTCCGTCTTGACGACCAGTCGGACGGAGACAAGAGGCTACGAACCTGGTGGCAGGCCAATTTCCTGGACGCAGAATCGGGTCTGGGACATATCGAGTCGTTTATCCATGGTATTTCTTATATCACCGTGTCGGCCCCGGCCGAAGACGAGAATCCGGATATCCCGATCATCAAGATCGAGTCACCTTTCAACTTCATCGCGGTCCAGGACTACCGAACCAAGAAGGTCAAGGAAGCCCTGAGGTTGTATTGTAGTCCCGGCCAAACCCAAGAAGAGTTTGCGACGCTGCTCCTACCAGATCGAACTGTATATCTGGCACGGGCAGGTTCGGCTTCACAATGGAAGGTTGATTCGACTGTCCAGCACGATCTTGGTAGGGTCTTGTGTTCTCCATTGGTTAACCGTGAGAGGCTGACCCAGTGGTGTGGCACCTCCGAGATCACCCGTGAGATTCGATCTGCCACCGACGCGGCTTCGCGTATCATGATGAATCTCCAGTCTGCGGCCGAACTTATGGCAATCCCACAACGTATTCTGTTCGGGGTAAGCGCGGAAGACTTCATTCAGAACCCGGATGATCCGGGTTCGACCATGGAAGCATATATGGCCCGCATCCTAGCATTTGCCAATGGTGACGGTTCGGCTTTCCAGTTTTCTGCGGCGGACCTACGGAACTATACGGAAGCCCTTCAGGAGCTGGCCAAGCAGGTTGCTTCGTACACGGGCCTTCCACCACAGTACTTGTCGTTCTCTTCTGATAACCCTGCGTCCGCAGAGGCAATCAAGTCCTCTGAGTCCAGGCTTGTCAAGAAGGCGGAACGAAAAGCACGTATGTTCGGTCAGGCCTGGGAGGAAGCACTTCGTCTCGGGATGTTGGTGATCGACGGAAAGATTCCGACCGATGCCTACAAACTGGAAACCGTATGGCGAGACCCGTCTACGCCTACCTTCGCAGCCAAGGCTGATGGTGTGGTCAAACTTCATGCGGAGGGTGTCATCCCCACCGAGCAAGCCCGTATTGAAATGGGTTACTCGGATATCCAGCGTGAACAAATGAGGGCATGGGACAAGGACGACCCGATGGGGGCTTTGGGTAAACTGATGTTGACCCAACCACCAGAACCCACGGTAACGTCTACCAATACGGCATCCCAGAAGAATACAGGGGATACCCGTGTTCGTCAGTGAATATCGTCGTAAACAAAAGGCGATCACCTCCCGTGCGCTCAATCTGGCCCTACGTATCTTGTTGCCATTCAAGAACATCCCGGTAGACAACCAGACCTGGAAATCATTGCTGAACGCGATGTATCCCATCGTGTACGACGCACGAAGCAGATCTGCACGTCTGGCACGGGAATTCTATGATTCCCAGCGCAAGGCCAAGACCGGAAGTGATGATTACGATATCGACCTGGCTCCTTATGATCCCAAGTGGTTCGCAGAAGCCATGGAACCAGCACGACGAACCTTCAAACTGAAAGATACTTCTGCTGGGCAGGTCGCCCAGGCTGCCATGAGGGCAGGGAAAGAAGTGGAAAACGGTGGTCGGAGTACCCAGCTCACGGCCGTACGTGGTGAGAAGGGTCGTGTGGGCTGGGCTCGTGTCGCGACAGGCCAGGAAACCTGTGCGTTCTGTTTGATGCTGGTTTCACGAGGTCCGATCTATGAGTCGGCCCGAGACGCGGGTTTCGACACAGACGATCAGACGGCAATGGAAATCCTGGATTCGGGAGCCGACCAGGAAGCCCTTAAAGAACTCATGACCAGGTGGCATCCTGGGTGTGATTGTCTGGTGGTTCCCGTGTTCGATGCCAAGAGCTGGGAAGGCCGAGACGATTATCTGAGGGCCAAACAAATCTGGGCCGACACCACGGGTGGTTTCACGGGTGTCGATAAACTTAACGCATTCCGTCGAGCAATCGAAAAGGGCGAAGTCCTACCAGAAGATTTCGCTGTAGCAGCATAACCCATAATCCAACTCCCCTGGTGGGAGTTTTATGAAGCCCAGGAGGCATCATGTCCGAGACCGACAACCCGACCGAAAACCAGCCAACCACTGGTTCGGGTCCAAACAACACTGCCGACCTACCCGATTGGGCACGGAAGGCACTAAGCGAGGCGAACCAGGAGGCTGCGACATACCGTGTCAAGGCCAAGACTGCGGCCGAAGAGGCTCGTGCAGCCGTAACCGCAGAGTTCACCGAGCAGCTTCAGTCGGTTTCGGCCGAGAAGTCCGCGATCGTAGCGGAACGTGATACCAATGCGACCAATTACGAAAAGCTGGTCGTAGCCCTGGCAGCCGGAGTTCCAGGTGAATCGGCTGTCAAGTTCGCAGCACTGCTCCAAGGTAAGGACAAGGCTGAGATGACTTCCCATGCGGAGGAGTTGAAGTCCATGTTCGGTACTCCGTCCCGAACCATGCCGGTAGACCCGACACACGGTGCACAAGGGACCGGGGAGGTTGAAGCAGACGCATTCGCTGCGCTAATTCAGTCCCACCTATCTCCACGATAAGCAAAGGAACTCCACATGGCAATGATTAATGAGCTTGCCCCGAATAGCACTAACGACCATCAGGGGCGTCTGGCGTATGTTCCGGACGACCTGATTCCGAAGACCATCACTACGGCCATGTTCGACAAGGCCCAAGAGGCTTCGCTGGTCCTGCGTTTGGGCGAGCAGATTCCTATTTCCTACGGTGAGACCGTAATCCCGATGCAGACCAAGCGTCCCGAGGTTGGACAGGTCGGTACGGGCACCACGAACGCGCTCCGTGAGGGTGGAACCAAGCCCCTGACCGGCATCGCGTGGGATAGCAAGTCTGTCCAGCCCATCAAGCTGGCGGGTATCGTCACGGTTTCGACCGAATTCGCTCGGACCAACCCACAGGGTTTCTACACCAAGATTCAGTCCGATCTGGGTCTGGCCATCGGCCGTGGTGTCGACCTCGCGGTGTTCCATGGTAAGCAGCCCCTGACCGGTGCGGCTCTCCAGGGCATCACCTCGACCAACGTTCTGAACAACACCACGAACGTGGTCAACCTGGATACCGTTCCGGGTCCTGGCAACCTTTATGACGAGCTAATCGCTGGTTATGAGATGGTGTCGACCGATTTCGATTTCGATGGGTGGGCCGTGGATACCCGCATGCGGGCACGACTAATCCGTGAGGGTGCGGAACGGGATGTCAACGGCAACCTGGTAAACCCCCAGCTCATCAACTTCAGCTCCTCGCAGGGCAACATCCTGGGCTTCCCGGTCCAGTATGGCAAGGCGGTTGTGGGCGACCTGGGCGCGGCTACGGCTTCGACCACCAAGATTATCGGTGGCGAGTTCGACCAGCTCAAGTGGGGCTTCGCCGATCAGGTCCGTATCAAGGTTTCGGACCAGGCAACCCTGACGGATGGTTCTTCGACCGTCTCCATGTGGCAGACCAACCAGGTCGCGATTCTGATCGAGGTCACCTTCGGGTGGATGGTCGGAGACCTGGATGCGTTTGTCAAGTTCACGAACCCGTCTGGTAGCTAATCCATGAGGCGCACAAGGGTAGCGAAACCGCTACCCTTGTGTAAGCCTTGAGGGTTTCTACATAAGGAGTCCGCCATGAAGGTAGCCGCGTACGTGCATTTCTACGTACCCTATCGGTGTGCAGGATCTGAAACGATGCTTCATGCTATGATGAAAGCATTGATGGAAAAAGGACACGAAGTAAGGGTTTACGCCACGGTCCTCGCCGAAGCACCTCCGTATTACGAATACGAGGGAGTTCCGGTTTTTGTCACCAACGTGGTATACGGACGGCAACAGATCGAGACCTGGAGTCCCGACGTGTTGATATCCCACCACGACAATACCGACCGGGCAGCTTCGATCTCGCACAAGCGGAACATACCCTTCGTATTCTTGATGCACAACGATTTCCCGGAAACGGTGAAGAAACTGAACATGGGTCCACATCTAACCGTGTTCAACACGAGCTGGATGCGGGACAAGTTCTATGTCCAGTCCAAGAACCATCTTGTCGTCCACCCTCCGGTATGGGCGGACCAGCACAGGACAACTCCTGGTGAGTGTGTAACCCTGGTCAACCTGAACGAACCCAAGGGTGGAAAGATCTTTTATGAACTGGCACGTCGACTACCAGACGTAAAGTTTCTGGGTGTCGAAGGAGGTCATGGAGAGCAAATCTTCAGGTTTGGACTTCCCAATGTGGTGTTCCAGAATCAGACGGACAACATGAAGAAAGACGTATGGTCCAAGACCAAGATCCTCCTCATGCCGTCTGTCTACGAATCTTATGGCATGGCCGGTGTGGAAGCGTTGGCTTCGGGTATTCCGGTTCTTGCCAACCCGACACCAGGACTACTCGAATCCCAGGGGGATAACGGGTTGTTCATCGATCGGGATGACATCGATCTGTATCAGACCACCATCGAATGGTTGTTGAACAACCCGGATGAGTACAGGATCGAGTCCCGACAAGCCAAGGTCCGTTCCAAGGAATTGGACCCAGCTCCCGAGCTGGACGCTTGGGTAGCCAAAATCGAAGGATTGATGCGCTGATGGTTCTTATGAGGACAGGTAATGTGACCGTAGAGGTATCTGAGAGCAAAGCTGAGAAGCTAGCATCGGTTCTCGGGTATAACTACGTGCTAGACCAAGTTGATGTTGTTACAGACGATCTGAGCCCTTCCGACGAGGAAGACGAAGTTCTGATCGTCCCCCCGAAGCGACCAGGACGACCCCGTAGGAGTGTTGAGTGAGCAATGATATTCCGATTACCCCGATTACGGGGTATCGAAAACTGAACGACGACGAGATCAACCTTGCCAACGAACTGAAGGCACTGGCCACACAGGTTGGTAACGAGGTTGAATACATCATGAGTCGTGTCGACACGGACAAGCGATGGTGTGCCATCGCCAAGACGGATCTCCAGAAGGGGTTCATGTCGCTGATCCGATCGGTGCTCAAACCCGAAACGTTCTAAGGAGTCCAAATGGCCTATGCTAACGCGGCCGATGTCGAAGCCCGATTGGGTAGGTCATTGGATGCTGGTGAAACCACGATCGTGAATACCCGTCTCAACGACGTAGAGCTAATGATCAGGTCTCGGCTTCCCAATCTGGACACACTGGTTTCGACCGGAGTCCTAGACGTGGAAGTCGTCATCATGGTGGAAGCCGAAGCCATTCTCAGGCTTGTCAAGAACCCGGATGGTTACACAGCAGAGACAGACGGAAATTACTCTTATCAGATATCGACCAAGGTTGCTTCGGGAAGGCTCGACATCTTCCCGACAGAATGGGCTTTGCTTGGGGTCATGAACGGTGCTTTCACGATTCGTCCTTATATCGGACCTTACTACACATCAAATCCACCGTATGGGTGGGAGGATGTAAACCGCCCTTTTGCTGATTTCCCATCATGGGATGGCTCTCGAAGCCCGGAATGGTGGGATTTCAATACCGGAACGGAGGCCATGTTTTGAGTCTTCTAGACCGTGGTCGAGAGACCGTGACGGTATACCAAGAAGAGACCTATACCAGTCCTGACGGGAACCCGTCTGTACGAGCCGGATCTGTGGGGGTGACCACGGCGAATGCGGTGGTGCAGCTTCTGGCCCAGTCAGGAACGTCCCAGCGACGTGCGGAACAGGACAACGAGGGATTCGAAACAGAAGAGATGTATCGAATGAGGCTCCCACGGAGTTTCCCCTTCGTCATCGGAGCAGCCGGAAAGGTGGTATGGCGAGGCTTGACATGGTCGATCATTGGCAAGGCACGTCGATACAACTCTTCGTCTCGAACGAAACATTACGACTATGTAATCAGGCGGACCTAACATGCCCAAGGTCGTGGCTCAGAAGATCATCAACAATAAGTTGAGCCTACATGGTGATGTCCAGGACGCTCTGAAAGCCGAAGCTATGCGTATCAAGGGCAGAGCCGAAGCATTGCTCGCAGCCCACCGAAAAACTGGGTCCCACACGATTGAATACGAACGAATCAAGGGAGCGAAATACGGTCACATCGACCATTATGTTTCTCTCAAGGGACCTGCGGCGGTATCCCTCGAATACGGGCACAAGAGTAGAAGCGGTAAGAAATATATTCACGGGCTACGTATCATGGCCAAGGCCATGCTCTAGGAGGTACACAATGGCGGTACCCCATAAGATGCCGCGTGTTCAGGAAGTTGTCATACCCCTGCTTCGAGCCCGCCTGGATCCGTCCGTGACTGTCGGTTCATGGGTTGCCGATGTAGATCAGAGGACCTACCCTATTGTCAACATCCGTAGGTTGGGTGGACTTCCGGTGGATGTCAACTTGCTAGACCGTCCGGTAATCGAGATGACGGTTTATGCCAATGTCAATCTGGAAAACACCGAGGAACTCTACCTACAGGCTCGACAAGTTCTATGGGACGCCTGGGATAATCAGACGGTAGTTCCGGGAGTGGGTTATATCCACTCGTATTTCGAAACGTTGGGTCCCACCCAATTCGATTCTCCATGGGATTCCACCTGGCGTGTTCAGGGATTGATTCAGCTAGGTCTGCGCCCAGCGCGATCTACGTAAAAGGCCGTTGGCCTTACAGACAAAAAGGAGTAACGCCTAATGGCACTTAACGATGCTGCTGTAATCACTCCCGCAAAGGGGTATATCTACATCGCCCCTGTGGGAACCGCTTCGCCGACCCCGGCACAGATCGAGTCGTTCGATCCGACCACGGGTATTTCCCCGTGGGTTTCGCTGGGTCACACGGCACGGGACGACCTTCCGGTGTTCGGTTTCGAGGGCGGTGACACCGAGACCAAGGGGACCTGGCAGAACGCAACGTTCCGTGAGGTGACCACCACGGCTGCTTCCGATTTCGTGACGTTCAACTGCCACCAGTTTGACGAGCAGGTTCTTGAACTGTACTACTCGGCAACCACGCCAGGATCTACCGTGGGTAAGTTCGATGTCACCGATGCCGCAACCACGCAGGTCCAAAAGGCTCTCCTGATCGTGATCGTGGATGGTACCGCCACGGTGGGTTTCCATGCTACCAAGGCGTCGTTCCGGCGTGACGATTCGATGGAGCTGGCCGTGGATGAGTTTGCGGCATTCCCGCTTCGTGCGACCATGCTGAAGAACTCGACCGATCCATTGTTCTCCTGGTTGTCCTACGATACCGGTGTGAACCTGACGTAATCTAGACCAGAAGGGGTACAGTTCCTGGCGGACCCGCTGTACCCCTTCTTTTTTGTGTCCTGGGTCTGCTCCACAAACGAAAGAGGTCTGCCATGGGTAACGTATTCACCCTTCAATCACTGCAAGAAGAACTCGAACGAACCTATGCCCCACTGGAATTCCAGAATGGTAAGGACACCTATGTTCTCCGTCAGGTTCTCCGGATGCCCAAGTCGGAACGGGACATGGTGGCAAGCAAGCTAAAGAGTCTAGACCGTGAAGATTCCGATGACACCACAGAGGAAGAGGTATTGGAAATCCTGGAGTTGATTCTCCGCACGGTTACCCAGGATGGTAAGGGCGAGAAGCTTGTAGAACTTCTGGACCATGATTTGCTGACCGTAAAGCTACTGTTCGATAAGTGGATGGAGGCTTGCCAGCCGGGGGAAGCTTCGCCCTCGCCAGGCTAATCGACAACCATGGTGAGGCTATCCTCGCGGATCTACAGTCGTTTTATGGTGTAGATCTGGTTAAAGCAA